AATTTACTACAAATCTCGAAGCCCGGCTAGCCGCACACGCGAAGGGTCGAGGGGCCAGGCTGCTGGAAGTGGTGGCGGCCGAGGGCATCACGTGGAAGCTCGCTCGAACCTGGGAGGGTGACCGCTATCGGGAACGGGCCTTCAAGCAGCGAGGGAAAGCCAAGAACTGTCCAATATGTCGAGCCCGAAAGAAGGTGAACACGATGGTAACGAAGGATTGGCGGCACCGCGCCGCGTGCCGTGACGCAGACCCTGAGATCTTCTTCCCGCTAGGCGACGTGTTCACTGCGGCCGAGGCAGGACAGCTGCAGCGGGCTAAAGCTATCTGCCGGCGGTGCCCTGTGAAGGCCGAGTGCCTGAGCTGGGCCTGCAGCACGGGTCTCACATCCGGGATCGCCGGAGGCACGACCGAGGCTGAGCGCCGTGCGTTGAAGCAGCTAGCCTCATGATCGACAAAGATGCCCGGCTGAGCCTGCAGACCCTCAAAGTGCTGCGGGCTCTGCTGGACAACGACTGTGCGCCACGGTACGGATTTGAGTTAATGCGAACTGTCGGTCAACACACTGGGGTTCTCTACCCCTTGTTGCGAAGGCTCGAAGAAAACGGTTGGGTAGTTTGTGAGCGAGAAGCTATCGATCCGGCCACAGCCGGGCGCCCCGTTCGCTCGTACTACCAACTCACTGCCGAGGGACGGCAGACCGCGCGGCACATTTTATCCGAGGTAAGTAACCAATTACGACCACCAGGAGAGAAGAACCCTAAATGACAGTCAGATTAGCAATTGAGAATATGATGCGGGCCCTGCGTTATCTGATGACGCACGGACACTGGTGCCTTCATGACAATATGGGAGATTGGTGGCCATGCAACCTCGGCGCGGATAAAGTGCGAATGTGCGCTACGTGCGACCGAATCGAAAAACGAGAAATGGCAGTAAACAAAAATATTTCCTAGAAAGGAGGCGGTATAAAATGTTCGGAGGGTTATTTGGGAAAACTGATCAAGAAGATCTTGATGCATATGCAGACGCACCAAGTGATCATGATCAGTCTGAGTGCGGCGGTACATGGCGTTCGCACTCAGATCCGCAAGAGCGCCTTGCCTGCATTAAAACTTCCGACGAGAGAAGGAGGTAAGTGTGTGCAGAACCCAGAAGGCGGAGTAGAGATCGGCTAGAATACACAGCAGGTAGGGCTCAACAGCCAGAGATACGGGAGGGGTAGTCCCTAAGAGCCGGGGTGAGGGCAGCAGAGAAGGTGAGACTTCTCGTGGCTGGTTGGCTGCTTCTTTGATCATCCTCGCCCCGGACCCCTACCTTCCATGCCGGCCACGACGCGCCATCTCCCGTCCATAAGGGGTCTTGCCCCAGGGCCGCGCGACGGAGAGCCACACGAGGGCCCAGAGGCCCAGCAGCCCGCCATAGGCGGCATCTGGGATCTGGTATCCCGCCAGCGAGGCCACGCCAAGACCGCCCACGAGCGCAGAGCCCAGGAGCTTGGCCAGCACCCACCAGTGCCGGCCTAGACCTATCTGACTGGCCAGAGCGAGCACAAGCCCAGTAGCCAACGCTGTAGCGGCCGAGGGGACCAGGTAGATCCTGACATCGTCCCTCGGCGCCACGAGCTGCACCGCTACCAACGCAAACCAGCCGGCCGCTGCGATGATGTGCCCCGTGAGCAGCACGTTGTGCAGCAGCCGAGGGAGCCGCACGCCGGCCTAGCCTGAACGCCCGATAGCGACATAGGCCTCATTCGGAGCCGCGTAATTCAGCGTGACTCCGACGCAGCCAGCCGGCGCCGGGTACTCCTTGGTGAGGGTGTGCGCGGTGAGTGCCTGGCCTCCGCCGGAAACAGTGAAAATAGGATCTACTGGAATAAGTTTGCCGCCCGGCATCATCCAGCTGGCCAGCAGTAGGAGCCCACGTACTGCATCTGAGCGGCCACTATTCCAGTCCTGAACACCGAAGCTGAAGGCCGCGTCGCCTTCCCAGCCGCCTACCACATTCCATGGAACATCGAAGTTCCGTTGTGGCCAGGCTAGTGGCGATGTTTTCGGGTCAGCAGGAGTTGACGTGCTCGGTAACTTGATCATCTCAGGCCGCTCCTTATATCGTGTGTGGAGGCCGAGGGCCTTAGCGAGCTGTGCTCGACTGCCTTGGTAGGCGTTGACATCCACAGGCTGATAGCCAGCCAGAATGCCACTGCTGGCGAACTGCAGGGGGCCAACAGACTGCCCGCCATAGGATGCCCAGCGCGCGTCATCCACCAGCGGGTAGAGCTGCTGAGGGGTACCAGTCCGGTTGGTCGGATAGCTCGATGCCCAAAGCTGGGGCAGCCCGGTTAAATCAGGAGATCCAATGGCTTGCCAGTACCAATGAGGCAGGTACATGAACGGCACTCGCGCGCCTCGCTGCGTACAAGCATTGTGGAAAGCCCGAATACCGCTGATATTCAAAGTAGGAACACGAGCCGGAGTGATGTCCTCTACATCACTCACACCGGGCAGGTTACCCGCTCGCTGAAGTGCAGCAGCGAATACGGAGGCCTGAGCACCCTCGTTGCCAGGCTCTAACCAGTGGTAGCCGACGCACAGCATGCCGGCCGCCACTCCTCGTTGGAGAAACCCCAGAGCACCCTGATCTAGGTACACCGAGCTAGTGCCCTGAGATACTTTGACACTTAAAAATTCTATGCCCACCGAGGGGAGGGCCTCGATAGGCAAACCTGCCTGAAAAACCGGGTGCACATCAGCCCCGAAAATAATCATTACTGCTCCTTAGAGCCCCCAAACAGCTTCTTGATGATTTTCCACTCGGCAACCCATTTGATGAGCTTCTTAATCATGACCGCCTCACGTCCCAGGAACTACGTGCTTGATACCGCACTGCAAGTTGTCCGCGCTGTGCTGCAGCACGATATAGAGCTGGTCGTACCGAGCTGGGCCACTGGCGAATCTGGCAGCGGCGGCAGGACTGTAGAAATTGATGAACGTGCCGTAGAGGTTGCACGTCTCATGAATGCTCGTTCCTAGCCGGGCCTGCTGAGCCTGCAACTGGCTAAGAAGCGCATCATTCTGGTGCTCGATTGTGTGCAAGTTGTACCCGTAAATGATTCCGGCTACTGTGATGATGATATCGAAGGCAATGAACCCCGCCCCGCTTTTGAGCCAAGCCCAGGTTGACTTCTGCTCGTTTTGCAGCTTAGTGACCTCAGGTGTCAACTCGGCAAGCGTTTTCCGCAGACTCTCCATACGTGCAGCAAGAGCATTGTCTACATCACTCATCGCGGCAGGAGTCTGGGCAATATGCGGATCTTGTGGCACTGTCATATCTCACCCCTACGGATTTTCGCCTGCTCCACCTCAAGGCGCAGAGCTGCGACAGTTTCGTCTATTTGATCCATCAACTCAGCTAGTTTCCGCCGAGTCTGCAGCGATATCTCAATAGTCTGCTCTTGAGCATGGATTCCTGCGTTGTACTCTCCTTGTGGCGGCATAGTCATTGAAGTTTTCTCATCTCGTTAGCTGCCTCACCCATGACCGTTCGTGCAGCGATGCCAAGTGCAAGGTATTTTTGTATCTCATCGTTGAGTGACTTGACCTCAGCCTCGAATCTATCCGCGCGGGCATTAGCATCTTTAAGATTCTGCATAAGCTGCAGGTACATCACACCCACCGCAAAGAGCAGTATCGCGATGAATACCCCAGCTAGCCCGTACTTACTGAAAAAATTAAGGAGAGTGCTTAACCCCACGGGGCGGCCCCCTAATTGGCAATTTTCTCCAGCTGAGAAACTCGACGCTCTAACTCGGCCGTCTTGCCTCTTTCCTCTCGGAGAGCCGCCCACAAGACACCGAGGAGATCTTGTACGGCATACCCGCGCGTGTCGGAGCCCCGCACTAACCAAGGAGCGTGCTTGGCCAAGTCATCGATCATCGGGCCGGCATGCTCATGTTCGTCATCTTTGAGCCGACGACGCCACCGCCAGCGGTAAGAAGGCACCGCGTCTACCAGCTCACCAGCAGAGAATTCTCGAAAATCCTCTTTAAGCCGACGTTCCGAGGGAGCAATAACCGTGCCGCACAGCTGCCAGTTTTGGCCTGGTGTGCCGACGTTGCCGAAAAATCCTGTTGAGAACACATTTAGTGCGTTAATTTGGTATTGCGTGACGCCATCGCCTACCGGTCCATAGTGAAATCCGAAAGTATTACCTGTGACGTCGCCATAATGATGATGAGCCTCGGTAGACGTACCTACATCCCCGTGATGCACTCCCGTTGTATCGCCCTGAACCGGTCCGTAGAATGTTGATGCTGTGATAGGGCGAGGGTCTCGTCCCTGACCGTCACCGATGGCTGCTGCACCATTAGCGAGGACAACCGACACATCCTGATTCCGGGCACCTAAAACCGGATAAGAGGTGCCCGGCACCATGTGCACAACATTATCATTATTGTCTCGCATCTGGTCGGTAGGTCGGCCAGCGTTGCGGGTTATTTCAGCGAGTTGACGCTGCATAGCGGCTATTGTCTGCAAAAGACCTGTAGGCGTAGGAGTGACTGGCATTCTACGGACCGCCTAAAGTTGTGAGTGGACCGATAGCCGCCAACGGGACAGGGCCAACATCTGTGATAGTCACCCAGGGTTTCTCTGTGCCGTTGATAGCCGCGATACGGCGGGTATAGAACCCATCTGGGATAATGGGGTCACCGTGCACGTCTACTGAGAAATCCTGTCCTACCCGGTACGTGCCGGCCATGGGGTCGGAATCAGCAGCCACCATTACGTTAAAAGACACCACAGGCTGCTTGTAAGCATCAAGTGCCCCGGCATTGTGCGCCGCTAGGATCGGGTACCATATTTCTGATGTATGCGTGTTATCTACAGATTCCAGCATCGGCCACCCAAGATTCAACAGACTTGTGTCTGTTGAATGAGCGATGAGTTTATCCCGAGACTGGCCTGTGCCTGAAGACCACACTCCCATAGCCATGGAAGAACTATCCGCATCCATGCCCACAATTGACGTAACATCCGAATCAAACACCCACGTTGTTGCATCGCGTCCAAGATAAGGGGTGCCGACCTGCATTACCCAGGACACGTAATCTCCGTCAGAGCCTGGCGTAATTTGCGGATCAAACCGGATTTCTGGGCCGTCTACCTCGGCCATTAATGCCACTAATTGATCCCAGTAGTATGCCAAGTCATATCCGTAGTAAACTCGGGCATCGGTGCCTGAGCCGCCCGGATCTGTGACAGTGATAGGTAGACTATTACCTGTGCCGGTTAGCGCCTGACTCACCAAGGCTGCCGCCACATGTGATTTCGTTGCGCCCGGACCAAACGACGTATCAGCAGTCGGATCTACTGCTGAGATAGCCCCTGGTTTAATAAGTGCGCGCTTAGAGAAAATCTTAGCTATCTCGGCACCGTTGAGGACAACATGTTGAGGGGTCGGCCGAGACATCGTGAGATAAGGCCCTGCCCAAACTGCGTTATTGCCCCACTTCAGCACCAACGAGAATCGCCAAGGACCGCTGAGGATCTCTCTAAGCATGATCCGAGGATCTCGCTCGTCCTGGTCAGAAAGGGCATCCCAGATGCTCTCAACAGAGAGTGATGTTGTTATCGTGCCCACATCATTGAGCTTGTTATTCCAGCTGAGCGTTTCCGCCGGCAGCTCCCACAGCATCCGGCCAGTACAAGTATCGGCCACCCATAGTGTGTAACTGGGCGCCACTGTGGGTGCCGAGGGGGTATAAGGCGGTCGGCTGGGCAACATCGCCAGCAGTACTTCACCCAGCGGGCCACCATAGCGAGATCCTGAAGGGGCGGCCGTGCCCGCAATGACATCGGCCCCGATGCCGATACCCACAAGCCCGACAGGGCCGGCGCAACGGGGCGCCGAGGGTGTATCCGCCGTAATGGGGAGATCTATCCCCATCGCTCCGTCAGGCCCATAGAAGCGCAGCCCGCTCGGCGAGTCACTGAGAATCGCGATAACCACGCCGTCTGGGCCGCCATCGCGCTCGGCCGAGGGGGTGTCAGTAAGTACGAAACCAATGGCCAACACGCCGTCAGGGCCCGCAAACCGTGCGGCGCTGGGTGAATCCCCTACGAGCACGATGCTCAGCACCAGCGCGCCGTCCGGTCCTGCAACACGCCGCGCCGAGGGGGTATCGGTGAGGCTGACGCTTCCGCCCACATCAGCGAATACGGAGCCCACAGGGCCGGCGTACCGGCCCGCTGAGGGCGTGTCCGTGGTGGTGACGCCCAAGGCCAGGGATCCGTTAGGCCCAGCACTGCGCAGCCCCGAGGGCGGAGCCGTGCTGCTGAGATCGATGGCAGCCGTGCCATCGGGGCCGCCGCTGCGCTGGGCACCTGGGGTGTCAGGTCCGAACGTGACACCTACGCCGGCCGCGCCATCGGGCCCAGAGAAGCGCTGCGCCGAGGGGCTGTCCGTCAGGGATACCCCGATGGCCATGAGTCCGTCAGGGCCGGCCTGGCGAGCCGCTGAGGGGCTATCCGTCAGGGATACCCCTAGAGCTAGACCACCGTCAGGCCCCGCGCTGCGCTGCGCGGCTGGGGAGTCGCCGGCAGGCGCCACATTAGGGCCGAGCCCGGACGGCCCCGCCGCGCGGTGCGCAGCTGGCGTGTCTCCTGTAGTGACAACACCGATAGCGTTAGCACCAGTAGGGCCGCTAAAACGCTGCCCGCTTGAAGTATCTCCTGCAATACTGGTAGGTGTGTTGTTTTGGCGTGACGGTGAATCGCCGTCAGTTAGAGCATTATCCCAAGACCATCCCGTGCTGTCGCCATCTGCGTATGCCGAGAGGGAAGCGGCAATATCGTATCGAACACAAGTGACGTCCATCGTGTCACCTGTTGACATGGTGCCTTCAACAGATATTCCGACTGATGCTGCGTTAGTCGGAGCTGTATATCCGTTGAAAATAACCGTCTGCGCAGTATTTGTCGGCGTAATAGTCTGCGACGGGTTAGGCGTAAGAAAGTTGCCTCTAGCGTCTAAGAAGTTAAGCCAGCACGTTGTGGTGTCAGGAGAGGTGAGTGATCCTTTGATCTCAACGTATGATGACCAGGTTTCCCCGGCAGAGGCAGGCGCTATTCCTGGTTGGATGTTCGGATCGGTCGGCGACGCAACCGTGCCCATGACAATATGCAGTCCCGTGGTACGACTGAATCCAGTCTCGGCGGGCTGCGTGACGGTGGTTCCCGATACGGTTGACCAGAAGTCCTGGTAGGTCTTCGCCGCTGGGTTAGGGCACTTGTTGGCGCTCGACGTCGGCGCCGCGACCAGCACGCTATTAGGGTCAGAAAACTGCACCCAACCAAAGCCTGTGGTGGGATCGGTACCATGGCTGCCAGAAGATTGGGCGGCAACCAAGTCCCGGAAGAACTGGTTACCGCCGTAGTTCATCGTTCCGGTAAATGAAGATGTCGAGCTATTTTGTGCTTCGTAGCCGATCTCGACAACAACGCGGTCTCCGGCCGTTACAGCTACTGTGCTGATCGCTACGTCAAGCGATGAAATACCGGCAGCGGTGGTGGTGAATCTGACAGTATCGGTGTAGTTAGCTAGCAGTGTGCCGCGCGGAGTATCACTACTTCCCGTAGTAACATAGATGTGCACGCGGAGGACATCGAGCGCACTAAGGCTTGACTCTTTAACACCAACAGCCCAAGAGACAACACCAGAGAGATTTCCGCTAACTGCTGCCGGCGCGGAAATCCATCGCCCCCACAGCACGTTATATGTAGTGGAACTATTAGTTTCAGCAACAGCGACTGTGGCAGGCGCCCCGCTATCGTGAGCTGCACCCAGCAACTTAGTAACTGCACCCGTAGTGAGGCTCCACGTGCCCCGGATAGTGGTTGGAGTGTAGGGTGCCGCTGTGTTATTGAAGTAGAGCCGTGTAGCCACGCACGGCTCCTTCCATCAATGAAACATCTTACGGAACGAAAATCATAGCAATGCCTTGTGCATTGAAGTTGTAAGTGAATGCACCGCCTTGGCCGGTCTTGTCTGAACCGAAGTTGAAGTAGCCGATCAACGGCTGCGTCGCAGCGGTGCCAGGAGTCCTATCGCTAAGAACCAAGTACCTGCAAGGGCCGAACGTGGCCGTAGCCCAGCTCGGAGATGTGGCGTTGAAGACGACAACACCTGAGCCCACACATTCCCAGGTCACCCCGCCGTCTGTGACCGTGGTACCTACCACCGTGGGGAAAGTAGGGGCCGAGGCGCCCGACGTGCCAGCAACCGCGCATCGGTACAGAAACCCATTACCAGACGACGGCCGGATGACGAAATCCAGCGCATAAGCAGTCGACGCAGCCCAAGCAGTCGACCAGGAGTTAGCAGCCGTGTAGGCACATGTGCAGCTGGCCAGCGTGAGCCCACCGACTGTATATCCGTTGGCTGTCGTCAGTTCATTACTGAGGTCGGATACGTAAGCATGGGTATCAGGCAATGGGGTGTACGTGCTTGTGTGTAGTGTTGCCTTGATCGTATCTGCGGTGAACTTGATTTCTTGGTTCCAAGCGTGGACAGGTGCCTGACGGTACCACTGGAAGCTCATTATTCCTCGTTTCTATACACCAAAGGCACCATCCGCCTTGGTCATGTAGGCCAGCATACGAGTTGCTTTAGATGTGGTTCCTAACAAACCCTCGATGCGATTGCAAGTTCGACATAATAAACCTCGCACACATTTTCCACATGATCGATCTCCGGGACAACAACGATGATCGTGATCTACACAAAGACAACGCCGGTCGTTTAGGCTACAAACGGCGCAGTCAGGTTTTACAGATCCTTGCCGAGCTAGTACAGTTTTTAGATCTGTGTTGTGTGTGCGAAGAGCCCAACACAAAGCACACCATGACATAGGATTACGCCGGGAACTTATTTCAAACCAATCTAAAGGACCCCAATCTTCACACCCAACACACCAAGATTTTCCAGGATGGCCCTCTGAGCAAATCGTGCATATGTACCGCTTGTTTATCCCGCCGCGAAACGAACAAGGATGTTTGTTCTCCTTGCAGATCATACAAGTGCGAAGTCTAATATCAGACTGGTATCCATGACGATAATTGTACTGATGAATCGTCAACACAATTTTACATGATTCGGTGACACCCTCAGGTCGTTTTCTATTTGTGTGAAACTGATTTTTAAGATGGAATGTTCGATGCCCATTACACCATGCTTGATCAGGGCGTGCTAGACAACAAACTTGGCATACCATCCGTGGCATGCCCTTTGTTTTACCAGGGTATCTCATCTCGTCACCAGTTCGACTGGTTCCGCAGCTCAAGCAGGTGTAGAAGTCGCTATTAGCTCTGGTCATGATCTAAGTGTACTACAACGACCTTCGCTGGTATAACACAGGGTAGTCAAAACTACTGGATTTCGATTGCTCCCATGATGGACAGCACTGCTGCTGGCCCATCACTGAATGCGCCCGCTATATTCGGCGTGCCCGTGCCTACGCCGGTCACTCCGCCATAGCCTTGAGTCGCTAGTTCCCAGATGCTTGGATTGCCAGGCCCGATTGGGAAACGAGGGCTAAGGCCGTTACTGTTCGGCCCGATGTAAGCCAAGCCAGACCACACGGTCTTGGTAACCGAGCCGGAGTACCACATACACGGCACATGCGTTTCGCCGAGGTTTCGCGAAGTGTATCCGGGTGGCAGCAAGCAGTTGATTGGGCCGGCCCCCGCACTAAACCCGGTAGATCCCCAGGTGAAGGTGTAAGCAATGTTGAGTAATTTGCCTTGCTGCATGTAACGCCCGACAACGGTACCGCCGGTACCGAGGTTGACCGTCCCAGCTCCGATGCCACCAGCACCGTTATAATGCAGCGTCGGCGACCACGAGGACCACACAGCTGGGGATGCGATGATCACCCAAGCTAAACCATTCCATCCCTCGTAGTTACCAGTATTCATGTTGTATCGGACTTGCCCAGGGTAGGCGCCTACCCGAGTATCGTTCGCCGACATCGGGTAAATGCCGCCCTGAGCCGCCACGAAGAGACGTCGATCAGAGATGTCTGAGTTAAGGATGCTTGTGGTGTTCGCGCGCACCGTGATAGCAGCAAGGACGATATCTCCGTCGGTGAGCTGGCCAACCGGCTCAGCTGGGCTGCCGCCGGGCGTCCCAGATAGCACGACCGCGTCATAGGTCCGCACGGCCAGACTGACTCCGTCAATGCCGAGGTCACGCACACGCATAATCACATAGTCAATGCGCGGATTGGTATTCGAGGCTGGGATTGTGACAGAAAAGGCCGCGTTGCTTGTGCCGATATAGGGGCCACCGGAAGAGCGGTTAACGATGAGCTGGCCAGGTTGCACGAGCACTGTCATGTTAGCCGAGGGGCTCGCTTGGGTGGTTTGGTAGTCGGTAATGACGGCTGCGTTCGAGTCACCAGGAAAGATACCGGATGCCCACTGGAAAGTTTGAAGGGGAGCTGGTTGGGCAAGAGCCCCTGCCGCGTAGCGGAACGCCTGAGCGGTATCACCGTTGTTATTGGTGGTGTCTTTATCGACATACCCCGGCTGTTGATGCGGTGAGATATTAGCCACTAGTTTCCCTTCAGGAGAGCCGTCAACTCGGCCCGGAACTCGGCATGCTCAGCTCGGAGTTGACTTAGCTCCATTAGCGTCTTGTTCGTGGTGGCAAACGATTCTTCCGCACGGAGCCGGTCATGCTCAGCTGACCTATTCTGACCCATCAACACTAACGGGGCTGCGTACGCTGCCTGAGTAGAAAAGACAAGGTTCAAAAGGATGAAGGGATAAGGATCCCAGTGGCGAATGATGCCGAGTATATTAGCTGCGATCCATAGAATGATTATCAATGTCTGCTGTGTGATGAACTTTAATGAACCGAAGTACACCACGAATCGCCCGACTGCCGCATCTACTCGGCTCTTCCGGTCATGCAGTGCGATATTCGCAGGATGCCTGTGGGGCCTCATCAGTTCCATGCCGATCTAAGATTTACCGTCATGGAAGCTGCCGGTGAGTATGCGGTTGATCGCAAATTGTAGGTAACTGATTGGCCAGGCAGCACATACGGCCAGCCGCCGGGGGTTAGCAGTGAGGAGCGCTGGTTGTTAGTGGTATTGAGGTACACTCCATGCCCCGGGAAGCCTTGAGCCACAAAGTCATCACTGTTAATGGTTACGACGTCAGTCGGCCCCAGCGCCTTAGTGTACGTAATGATGGTTCCATTAGTGATGTCAGCTATCTGCCAGTTTGTCGCCACTGGGCCAGCGACAACAAACAACGGATGCGCAACCGTGGTGCCCGCGTTATGTACTGTCACTGCCGAGGGCACACCGGGCGTGCCGTAGTCGACGTACGACGAGAAAACCAAACCAGGAGTGGCGAACGCTGCGCCGCCGGTCGGCGCGACTCCCAGGTTACCGATGGGGCTCTGCCACGATGAATCATGTTTGCGGGGATCCGGGGCAGCGACACGCAAGCTGAACACGGATTGATTCCACAGACGCGGCGTGGTCAGTGTTGCGTCGTCCAGCTCAATGAAGACCGAGAGGGCAGAGCCGGATTCAGAGACCGCCATCTCGTAGAGCTTCGCTCCGTCAGAGCAGATGGCGGCCATAGCAGTCTCAGCCGCTCGCATGGCCGCGACGCTGGGCGCGGTGGCCACAACCTCTAGGTTCATGATGCGCGGGCTTGTGTAGGCCGCTGAGCGGAAAGACCCCGAGTGGCCCTGCCGGTCAGTGCGCGCGGTGCGTGGGGCTGGCCGGCCGCCCCAGCCATCGAACTTGGTTAAGATCCACTCCACGCCGTTAGCGTCGAGAGGCAGGGGGCCACCCTCCACTCGAAACAACCACGTCTGCCCATCGAGAGTGACTGTGGGGAAGATAGGAAACGTCACGCTTAAATCCCACCTTCCCTCACGTCACGGCCCGCAAAGCAAAAGAAAGCCGGCGTTCCACCATGTCAGCAATGTCCGCCTCGGAGTGCTCAGCCCGTGGGTACACATTGACATTGATAGGTTGCTGTCCACTGCCTTGCGCTGCCGTTGAGAGTGCTTGATACTGCGGTGCAGTCAAAATTCTTTCGGCCGCGCCTGTCCCGTTGTATGCCATGGTGATACCAGGCGGCAGCCAGCCTCCCGAGTCGTACCCTTGCGGGGGTAGGTTCGGATTGGCTTGCTGCACATGGAAAATGTCACCGTACCGAGCTTTGATGTAATTGATACCTGCCGCAATGTTCGCGATAGGATCAAGAATGTTAAAGCTCGTGCCGGCTTGGTGGTAGGCCATGAATGTGCCCGGAATGGTCTGCATCAACCCTTGCGATGGGTGCCCTGCCGCTGCGTTACTGTCCCAGAGGTTGATAGCGTTCGGGTTACCGCCAGATTCTCGACCGATAAGCACACTCAGCGGCCCAGCCCAGGACCCAGGAACCCCGGTAAGGCTGATCGCTTGTGCAATCCATCCTGCCAGGTCTGGGCTTCCGGTGAAAGCAGCGCTGAATGCCGAGCCGATCGAGGTAACGAGATTCTTGGCCTTGGCTGTTATCGCATCAATGATCTTGCCTGGGATGTCCACCAAAGCTTGGTGCAGCAAACCAGAGCCCGGAATAACCGCACTCGTAACATTGCTGAACAAACTCTTGATCGATCCCACAGGGTCAGCCACAATGCTGGCAAGAGTGCCGACGATGCCACCGCCGGCAAAGTGCGTGACTCCTCGTGAGTTTGCTCGTCCTCCTGAGAAGTGTGAGTTTGCCGTGTGCACGAAATCAGCGCCTAGCCCGCGCACTGCCTCAGGTACAAGCACACCCTCTCCAGCTGAGAGGATGGCCGGCACAGTGTCGCGACCAGGGGCATAGCCTGGGAGCACGCCACCCTCGGCCAGCAGAGCTGCCGGCGGCAGGGTGCCTAGCCCGAAGACCCCGGCAATCCCGTTCCACACGGGCACGATGCCGTGATTGTAGACGGTGTCAATAACGAAATTAACTGGAGTTTTCGCGATGTCAACAAGCCGGTTCCAGATGGTTTGCAGAGTGTTCATGCCGTCATTGAAAGCGTTAACAACGCCCTGCCAGTTACCAGTTAGTGCATCGAACACAACCTTGATGCCGTCCCAAACCAGCCGGACAACGCCAAGAAACACATTCCACGCGTCATCGAGGATGCGCAAACCCGCATTTATCTCGTCAAAGATAACGCGAATAGTATAATTCCACACCGCCTCTATGATGTCTTTAATCACTGTCCAAACATCAACAACAATATCTCGGAATGTTTGGAAGTGGGTATAGCAGTAGACCACTCCAACAACGAGGGCCGCCAACGCAAGGATCACAACCCCAATGGGGTTAGCATCCATGGCTGCATTCCACAGCCACTGAGCGGCCGTAGCAATTCCCGACGCGGCACTCTGCGCGTAAGTCGCCACGGTAGCAAGGAGGGTGCTATCTCGAATAGCCCCCATCACGTACGCGCCAGCTGCGCCGGCTGTGTTCCATGCTAGCTGAGCCGCTTCGCTAGCTTTCGTGATCAACGTATTATCTTTGATAAACGTATTGACATTCTCGATAATTTTGAGAGCCGAGTAAGCCAAGTACGCGAGATACAAAGCAGTGACCAACGGCCCAAGCACCGGGGTAGGAATCCATGCAATGAACTTGACGAAAGAATCCACTACTGTGAGGACAATTCCGCCTACCGGGCCGAGGGATTGTCCTAGGTGCACAAACGCTGTAATGAGATCACCTAGGAATGCAACAACCTTGGGGCCTTCTTCTTTCACATAGGCCAAGAAAGCTTGGAACTGTGTATTTTGGCCCATGTTCTTGCTGAAATCAGCGAACCTTTGGGATAGGCCCAGTACCCCAGCGCCCATCTGGTCCCACACCGGCTTAAATGCTTCAAGGATAGCCGCGCCACCTTGAGCAAAATTGCCGAGGACCGAGCCGAAGATCTTAAAACTCGGCCCTGCTTCGCCATTGATGAACGCGATGAACCCATGCCAGAACGGATCATTAAGCGCCTGTCCCGCTCGGCGCGCCATGTCTCCTATGGAGGTCGATACCGTGCCGATGAGACCATTGATCTCAGGGAATACCGGAAACATAGCTTGCAGACCCGCTTCAACCCCAGGCAATAAACCCTGCTGGGCCGTCGCCTGCAACTCCTTGACCTTCGGCTCAAGGGAGTCATGCACAAAATACACGAACTGCTGGCCAGCCGGCGAGAGGTTAGCCATGTCCTGGGTCT